ATTAAGCTGGATTAACGAATCAGGTCAAATTCCTAATTTAGAAGCTAATATTGATGGTCAAATTGCTTCTATGGTAAACCCACCAGTAAGCCCACAAAACACTCCGCTTCCTTGGTCTGCATAATGTTTACTTGGAAAATCCTAGAAGTTTCTGCAAAAGATAACGTGATTACTCATGCTCGTTATCATGTCACGGCTACACAAGACGATAAATCAGTAGAAACTGAGGGAAATTGGTATTTTGACTGCCCTACTGCTAAGATTCCATTTGATGAAGTAACAGAAGAAATGGTTGCAAAATGGATTGAAAAAGAGGCAGTAAAAGATGGTCAATGCCATATTACTGCTAGACTACAAGAACAATTAGAAGCATTAGAAGATAAAGTAATTCCTCCTTGGCAACCTCAAGTATTTACACCAGGACAATAAAATGACTCAGCCAATCGACATCATTTCTCGTGCTTTAAAAGATATTGGCGCATTAGAAGCAGGTGAGACTCCAACACCGGATGCTGCTGCCGATGCCTTTGATATGCTAAATGACCTTATAGACCAATGGTCTAACGAGGACATGATGGTGTATAACACCACTGAGATTATTTTTCCTTTGATTTCAGGTCAGGTGCAATATACGATTGGCCCAAATCCTTCTACTGCTAACTTTATTGGCGCAGTTTTTACAGGCTCAATTCAAGGCAACATTCTGACTGTAACTAGCCTTACAAGCGGTGCTATTGCTCAAGGACAGACCTTAAGCGGAACAAGCATATTGCCTGGAACTCAAATTGTGCAGTTTTTAACTGGCGCAGGCGGTCAAGTAAACGAAACCGGAACTTACCAGCTAAATATTAACTACACCACCGCTATTTCATCTGAAACTTTAACTGCCTACTATCAAAAGCCATTATTTATTGACCAAGCCTATGTAAGGGTAAACACTCAGTCTAATGGTCAAGCAGTGCAAAATGGCGGTCTAGACTATCCTGTAGCGGTTTTAGCTTTAGAAAACTACAACCAAATCGGTTTAAAGACTTTGAATGGCCCTTGGCCTAAAGCGCTTTATTACAATCCAAACGCTATTTCAGGCAACCTATTTGTATGGCCTAATCCTAGCCAAGGTGAGATGCATATGTTCTCATCTACTATCTTTAGCAACTATACAAGCCTTAATGACAATATTGTGCTTCCACAAGGATATTCTATGGCGCTTAGGTGGAACTTAGCCGAGAGATTGATGCCAATGTATGGCAAGGCTTCACAGACCCAAATAGCGATGATTTCAGCCTATGCTGCTCAATCTAAATCGACTATTAAACGTAATAATATGCAACCAATAGCTGCTGCAGGTTATCCTGATTCTATGTTGGTTGGCAGAGCAAAAGATGCAGGTTGGATATTATCAGGTGGTTTCTTTAGATAAGGTTAAAAATGGCAGACTTTGGATTCATTGGGCCATCTTACGAAGCACCCTCGATTTATCAGGATGCTCAAGAGTGCATCAATTTTCGACCTGAGATTGACCCTTTAAAGTTGCCTGGTCAAAGGGGCATTGTTGCGCTTTATCCAACACCAGGGCTAACCACCCAAGTTGTATTGCCAAACACCCAAGAAGTGCGTGGAATGCGTACTGTTAGCGGTGGAAATCAATTGGTGGCGGTTTGTGGCCCTTATGTCTATGTTTTATCCTCAAATCTAACTCCTACTATTATTGGGCAGTTAAATACCAGCACAGGTCGTGTCGGCATTACAGACAACGGAGTAAACGTTTATATTGTTGATGGCGCTTATCGTTATACATGGCGCATTAATAATCCTACAGCTGCGACTATTCAAGGCTCTATTTCCGGCACAACATTAACTGTAAGCCGTACTTATTCAGGCACTTTGGCTATTGGTCAAGCATTGTATGGCATCGGTCTAAGCAATGAAACTGTTATTTTGTCAGGTTCAGGCACTACTTGGACATTAAATAAAAGCCAAACTGTAACTTCTACGCAAATTTACGCTTCAAACACTATTTCTTTTCAAGGTGCAATTGCTGACGTAACAGTCAGTAGCGTTGTTTACCATCAATTAACTGTAAGCCCACCTGTTACTCTTTATCTTGGTCAAACTATTGTTGGCTCAGGAGTATCCGATGGCACAATTATTACTCAGATTGTGACTGCTAGTTCTCAATACTATATTAACAAGGCTTACACTATTAGTTCAGAGCAAATGTATGCCTTGAACTTTACTGTAATACCCAATACCGATGGCGCTTTTACAGGCGCAGACGTTGTAGATACTGTAGATAATTACTTTGTTTATAACGACCCTAATACTCAAATATTTGCTTCTTCTGATGCCCTAAGCCCTATTACTCAGCCTTTGAGTTTTGGCTCTAAAGATGGCTCACCGGATAACCTTGTGTCCTTAATCGTAGACCATCGTGAAGTCTATTTATTGGGTGAAAACTCCAGCGAAGTATGGACTGACGTAGGCACGTTTCCATTTCCTTTCCAAAGAATTCCTGGCACTTCAACACAGCATGGTATTGTTGCCAAGTTTTCAGTAGCTCGTGTTGGTAACTCATTTGCTTATGTAAGTCGTAATATTCGTGGTCAAGCCCAAATTATGATGATGCAAGGCTACACACCAACTCGTATCTCAACCCATGCGGTAGAGAATACTTTGGTCAATCAATATGTGGGCGATGCTGTAGCTTGGACTTATCAGTTAGAAGGTCACGAAGTTTATGTGGTGTCTTTCCCATCTTTAGACTTAACTTGGGCTTACGACAATACCAGCCAAATGTGGCATAAATGGCTGTGGGTAGACAATAACAACGTTTACCATCGTCATCGTGGCAATTGCCTAGCTTTATTCCAAGGCATGGTTCTTGTAGGCGATTGGCAAAATGGAAAGATTTACGAGCTAGACCCTAATAATTACACTGATGATGGCGATGAAATACGTAGGCTTCGTAGATGCCCTCATTTGGTTGAAGATTTACAAAGAGAGTATTTTGACGAATTACAGCTTCAGTTCCAGCCAGGTGTTGGTATTGGTGGAACTTTTACAAATACAAACGTTTATTTAGGCAATACTTATACGATTGGCGCAAGCCAAATAGCGACTATTCCACCCTTGGGAATCTATGTGATTGGAAACCAAGAAAACGTGGACAATACGACCCCTTACACCAATCCAAGGGCTATGCTTCGCTGGTCTAATGATGGTGGCTCTACTTGGAGTAAAGAATATTGGATTCCTATTGGTCAGCAAGGTAAATACAAGAATCGTGCTATTTGGCGCAGATTAGGTATGGCTCGTGACCGAGTATTTGAAGTGGTAATTACCGACCCTGTAAAAGCGGTTATTGTTTCTGCAAACCTAAAAGCCTCTGTAGGAGAGAACTAATGTCAAACGGATTATGGTCTACCTCGCAAAACAACCCTTATCCGCAGTCCGAATTTTTGGATGCCACGACTAAAAGGCCGACTCGTGCATGGCAACAATTCTTTTTAAATTTGCTGAACTTTACTTCTGCCACTTCCGCTACAGCAGGGTCGGCTAGTTTGCCAGCTAACCCTGTGGGCTTTATTAATGTGACTGTTAATGGTAAAAAATACAAAGTTCCCTATTATAATGTTTAGTAATGATACTCAAACGAATAATGCCAGACGAAGTGGCTCAAAAGTGGTCACAAGTATCTGATTTTATTGAAAAAGCTCTAGTGTATGCAGATGGTGATTATACGATTGACCAAGTAAGATTAGCAGTAGTTAGTAATCAATGGTTACTAATAGGAGTGTATGAAGGTGAGTTTATTAAAGGTGCTTTAACAGTTTCATTTATAAATATGCCTAACGACAGAATTGGTTTTGTAACTGCAATAAGTGGCAAAAACATCTTTACTAAAAACACTTACAAGCAATTAGTTGATATTTTGAAACAATTTGGAGCAACCAAAATACAAGGTGGAGTTCGAGAATCCATTGCTAGATTATGGCGAAGAGTAGGGTTTAAAGAACGATACATTCTTGTGGAGAACGATATATGTTAAAAAGCAAGCATTCCGGTTGGACTTGGGATTTAAAAAGAACTCCTTTTAGTGGCGGTGGCGGTGGCTTCATTTCATCTATTACAGACCCTATTTCTAGCGCACTAGGCACAGATGGTGGCGGTGGCGGTTTATTAGGCGGTCTTGCTCAAGTTGATAAAGCTGTAAATAATGCTATTCCTGGCGGTTGGATTACTGTTGGTGGTCTTGCTGCAGGTGGCGCTGCTTTGGCTTATGCCCCTGAAGTTATGGCTTTGGCTTCCTCATCAGGAATTGCCCCTGAAGCTGCTGCAGTTGAACTTGGTATTGCACCAGTTGACGCTGCGACAGGCGCTACTGTTCCTTTGTCAGACTTAGGCGCAACAGGCGCAGCAGCAGGAAGTGCAGCCACAGGCGGTGTTGCTGTAGATGCAGCAGGTTTGCCAATAGCTGCTGACACAGGGGTAGCAGGTGGCACAGGTTTAACAGGCGGTGCAGGCGCAACAGGATTAACTATCGGTGGCACAGTAGGCTCTTTAACAGCCCCTTCAGCTGCTGCAATTGATGCCTCAGCAGGTCTTGCACCAGCTTCAGGTAGCGCACTAGTTGGAACATCATCAGGTTTGGCAGCGCCAACAGCTGCAGCAGCAGGTGGCGGTAGCTTATTAGGCAGTCTTGGTGGTGGCGGTCTTGGAACAGCTTTAGGTGTAACCGCAGGCGCTAATGCACTAGGCAGTTTATTAGGCGCAAACGCTTCAAACAAAGCAGCGCAGATTCAAGCTAATGCTGCAAACAATGCATCGCAATTAACTGCAGCAATGTTTAACGTGCAAAACCAGCAACAGCAACCATATAGAAGCTCAGGATATAACGCATTAAATCAAATTGGCGCATTATCTGCAGGGCCATATACTCAGTACGATGCTTCCGGTAATCCTGTAGGAACAGGCACAGGCTCAGGCTATTTAACGCATCAATTTAATGCTCAAGACTTAAATGCTAATTTATCGCCTGGCTATGCTTTCCAATTTGAACAAGGTCAACGTGCCAACTTAAACGCTGCTAATGCTTTGGGCGGCAGAGTTGGCGGTAATACATTACAAGGTTTGCAGAACTATACCCAAGGTCTTGCTTCTACTAGCTATCAAAATGCCTTTAATAACTATCAAGCGCAACGTCAAAATATTTATAACACTTTGGCAGGTATTGCTGGTATTGGTCAAACATCACAGCAACAAACAGGCAATTTGGCGCAAAACGCTGCAACCACTCAAGCTCAGCTTGGTGTTGGCGGTGCTGCTGCACAAGCTGCAGGTCAAACAGGTGTGGCAAGCGCATTAACTGGTGGCGCAACAGGCGTGGCAAACAACCTTCTATTGGCTAGTTTATTAGGCCAAAACCAAAGCGCAGCAGGAGCTTAATATGGCAAGTTTTAACTTTAATACTGATTTAACAGTTAAACCACAGGAATATGGAACTGGTTTAGGTGACATTATTAACATGGCTCGTGGTGTGCAAGCTTATCAACAAGCACAACAAATTAATCCATTAGAAGTGCAACAAAAAAAAGCAGAAGTAGATGCAAAAAAATTAGGATTGCTTAGGGCTAGGTCAGAAAATATTGTGCAAAATATTCAAGATTTATTGCAAAAAGATGATTTGACTTACGATGACATTTATAAAAAAGCTAGTGAAATTAATGCTAATGCTGGTGGAGATGAAAATTCTTTAAAACAAGTAATGGCTTCTTTTAACCCTAAAAGTAGTCCCACACAACATAAAGCTTCTTTAGCTCAAGCATTAGCTAAAAATTTAACATCGCAAGCACAATTAGAAAAACTTTATCCTTCTGTTCAACTAGAAGATATTGGCGGTCAAAAAGTTTCTATTGCACAAGGAAATCCATTGTTGGCAGCAGAGCAACCAGGTGTGCCAACTGGGCCATATTTGCAAAAATCTCTTGCTCCTCAAGTTGCTACAAGTCCTACAGGGGGGCCTATGCAATTTGGGGGTGGTGGTATTCCACAAGCAGGAAATTTAAATAATAGACCTGTTTTAGTTCAAACTGCACCTGCTATGGGTGGTCAAGCAAATATGCAACCAACTGCAGGTGGTGTAACACCACAACAAATGAGCCAACCAAAATCTGCATCAGGGCCAATCCCATATATGCAAGGTGAAACTTATGACTCTTACAAAGACCGAGTTGCTAAAGTTCAAAAAAGTGTAGGACAAGCTGCTGAAGATTTGAAAACGTCAAACGCTAATTCTGTAACTAATGCAAGATATACAAATGAACAAATTTTAAAAGCTTTGGACAACAAAGACGTTAGAGTTGGGCCTTTAATGCAAGCAATAGCAAATAAAACTGAAGGTTTAAATTTAACTGCTGATGAACAGTATGTAAAAAAACTGCTTGAACAAAGAATCCAGCAACAACAATCAAGAAGTAATATTGACCAAATTTCAAAAGAAATAGCAAGTGGAAATTTTGGAAATAGCAAAGACACAATTCGTAGCGTATTGTTTAAAGATAATGGAAATTTAACAGCCCAAGAATTGCAAGCTAAAGGCATATTAAACAAAGCAGGAAATGTTAATAAACCAAATTTAGCTGGTGTAAATGAATTTCAAAATAATTTTGCTTTGAAATCTGACCCTGAAGTAATGCATTTAATGGGTGTTATTGGTGATAAACCATTAAATCAATTAACTAAAGCAGAAATTAGCCATTTACAAAAAGAATTTAAAGGCAAATCTTTGGCTGAAATAGATGCTTTAATGAAAAAACGGCAAGAACTTATTGATTCAATAAGGTAAAAAATGGGCATAACTTCAGAAAATTTATACAACATTATTAATGGCAGTAGTTTGCAAGATAATGCTATGCCATCAAATACTGTAAATTCTCAAAATTTATACAACATAATTAAAGGCCCTGCCGTAGAAAAAGAATCTGCGCCTTTAAGTGATGTTTTGTCAAGAGCAGTTACTAATACCCCTAAAAGTGCTTTAGAGTTTGGAAGAAATATTTATGAGTCTGTAATACATCCACTTGATACTCTTGAGGGCATAGGTCATTTAGTTGTTGGAGCAGGTCATGCATTAAAACCTAAGCATATTGAAGCTTTTATGCAAAAAGGTGGGTGGGAAGAAAAAGATTTGGAAAAATCCATACAAACAGCTAATGCTGTAGGCGATTTTTATAAAAATCGTTATGGAAGCGTTGAAGGTTTTAAAGAAGCAGTTGCAACTGACCCTGTAGGTGTTGCAAGTGATTTAGCCACTATTTTGTCTGGTGGAGCAGGATTAGCCAACAAAACTGGAGTTGTAACTAAGGCTACAGAATTAGCTGGAAAAATGGGTGCATCTCCTGAAGCTTTAGCTACTGCAGGAAAAGTTGCGGAAAATTTAAATCCTGTAACAGCTACAGGTAATGTAGTATCAGCAGTTGGTAAACCTTTGCTTGGTTCATTAACAGGTGTTGGTTCAGAAAATATCGCAAATGCTGCTAAATCTGGATTTATGGGAGATACATCTTTTATAAATCAAAAACGTGGCAATTCACCAATGAACGCACCATTAGATGCAGCACGAGCAAATTTATTGGCTATGCGCCAAAACAAAAATAATGCTTATCGTTCAGGCATGACAGACATTACTGGCGATAAATCTGTTTTAAGTTTTAATGATATTGATTCCGCTTTGCAAAAAGCAAAAGATTCTATTTCTTTCAAAGGAAAAGCTAAAGATGATGTTGCTTTGCAAAATATTGATGAATTATCAAAAGAAATAAATGCTTGGCGCAATCTTAATCCTGCTGAATATCATACTCCTGAAGGTTTAGATGCTTTAAAACAAAGAATTGGCGCAATTACCAATCGCATACCTTATGAAGAAGCAAATTCAAATCGCATAGGTGGCGATATTTATAATTCTGTTAAAGATACTATTTCTGCACAAGCTCCTAAATATGCAGAAGTAATGAGTGATTATCATGAAGCTTCTGATGTAATAAAAGAAATTGAAAAGGCATTGTCATTAGGAAATAAAGCATCTGCCGATACTGCAATACGTAAATTGCAAAGCATCACTAGAAATAACGTTAATACTAATTATGGTCAAAGATTAACTCTTGCTCAGCAATTAGAAAAAGAAGGTGGCAAACCATTTATTAATGCTTTGTCAGGCCAGGCTATGAGTTCTCCAGTAGCAAGAGGATTAGCAGGAACAGTAGAAAATTTATCAGCTTTGGGTGGTTTAATTAATCCAACATTATTAGCTGCTATTCCATTCCAAACCCCAAGTCTTGTTGCTGAAGCTTTATATGCTGGAGGCAGAGGAGCTAAAGCAATTTCTAATTTATCTAAAAAAACTGGCATTAATCAATCTAGAGGAAATGCTTTAGCTGATTTATTGCAAAATATAAATAAACAAAAAGAGGAGCAATAATGGCCGTCTTACTCTCACCTATTGGTAATGGATTTCAATTCTTTACTACTACAGGCTTGCCTTTGGCTGGTGGCTTACTTTATAGCTATCAAGCAGGCTCTAGCACTCCTTTGGCAACCTATACTGATTCCACAGGCGCTGTTGCTAACACAAACCCTATTGTTTTAGGAACAGATGGCAGACCCCCTTACGAAGTATGGCTTACTTCAGGATATTCCTATAAGTTTGTATTAGCTACGTCTACCAATGCAGTAATTCAGACTTACGACAATATCTATCCTATTCCTAATGCATCAACTACAGGTACTACTGTGCCTGCTGGTGCAATTATTATGTGGTCAGGCTCTATTGGTTCTATTCCAAGTGGCTATGTTATTTGTAATGGTTCTAATGGCACACCGGATTTAAGGGACTCATTTATTGTAGGCTCAGGCAACAGCTACGGAGTTGGTTCTACTGGTGGCTTTGTCAATAGCGGAGTTATGACTAGCTCAGGAACAAATATTCCTCTTTACTATTCATTAGCGTTTATTCAAAAGACTTAAGGTGTTACTATGTCTTTTGATTTTGACCCTGTGAAATATGGCGTTTTATGGCAAAAGGTAGAAGGTTACGAAGCCAAATTTAATGAGATTTCCAAAAAGCAAGATAAGATGGAATCTCAGTTAGAAGAACTAGTAGCACTTGCCAATAAAAGTCGTGGTGGCTTTTGGATGGGCATGGCTATTGTTTCAGGTATTAGCGGATTAATTAGTTTTTTTGCAGGATTATGGCATGGAAAATAATACATTTGATTCAGCAAAAGAAGTAGCTGGTCGTTCTATCGGACAGCATGGATTGGCTTACATTACCGCCATCATTGTCATTTCTGTGGCAGCTAGTATTTTTCTAGATACCGCCAAGATTGCTGCAGTTATTGGTATGGCTGGCGGTGCAATCATGGCTATCATCAATATGATGAACGCTGTTTCAGGTACAACTGAAAAAGAAGAAAAGCCTGAATTTACTGTTATTCAGCAGTTAATTGAGAGGCTTGACCATTTAGCCGACAAAGAACCCCCTATGTCTGTTACTGTAGATGGTGATAAGGTAACAGTTACTAAAGGCTCAGATACTATTACTACCAAAAAATGAAACTATTAAAAGACATTTTGACCGAGGACAATAATGAAACCTATTGTGCAGCTAGGGTTTGCGCTGTTGCTGCTCTTTTTGGTTTCTTGGCTATTGCTATCATTCATGTTTTACATGGTGGCTCTATGGATTTCTCACAACTTGGTGTGGGATTTGGCACAGTTTTGGGTGGCTCAGGTGTCATGATTGGTGCTAAAGCTGCAACTCAAAAGGATGACGATGTTCCCCCTTCCAATTAGTTCTTATTTAATGATTGGCTTGGCGGTAATTGCTATGGCTGGAGTTGGCTATGGTAGATATGAGCACAATGTTTTTGAAGAATATAAAGCTGAAGAAATTAAAAATGCCAGAGAAAAAGAACATCAAATGCAAGATGCTACAGACCTAATAAGGAAAGACAAAGATGCTCAAATCAATGCTATTAACAATCAACTTGCTGATGCTCTTATCGAGTTGCGGAACAGGCCCAGTAGGACAAACCAAAGTTCCAACAATGGACAAAATGGAACTGGGGCAACCCTTTTTGCCGAGGATGCAGAATTTCTTATCAGGGAAGCTACCAGAGCAGACCAAATAAGAACTGCCCTTGATGCTTGTTATAAACAATATGACGAAGTAACTAAATGACCAATGAACAATTACAAGCCCTTGGCATTGATGCTAAGTGGCTGCAACCTTTAAATGATACTTTTGCCAAATATGGCATTGATACTTCAAAGCGACAAGCTGCATTTATAGGACAAGCACAACATGAGTCCAACAACTTTAAAACCCTTGAAGAAGGACTTTCCTACTCAGCTCCTAGACTTATGGCTGTTTGGCCCAGTAGATTTCCTAGTCTGGATGTGGCTAATCAATATGCGAATAATCCTGAAAAATTAGCTAATAAGGTTTATGGCGGTAGAGCAGACCTTGGTAATACAGAAGATGGTGATGGGTTTAAATTTCATGGCAGAGGCATTTTTCAGCTTACTGGGCGGTCTAATGTGACTGTCTGTGGCAATGCCTTAGGACAACCCTTTGCGGAGCATCCTGAGCTTCTTTTAGAGCCTGAATGGGCTTGCCTATCCGCAGGATGGTATTGGAATCGAAAGCAGTTAAATTTATTGGCTGACGATGAAAACTGGGAAACCATGACTAAGCGGATTAATGGCGGTACAGTAGGCTTAGATGACCGGATAAACCGCATCCATAAAGCAATCGATATTTTAGGGTCTTAAAAAAGTAGGGCATCAATTTGGCAACTGCTATCTGTAAGGTCGAAAGCCTAAAAAGCCCTTACTTGTTGCATCCTTGACTGTAGGCTTAACTGCCCTTAAGAGGATTACTTTTTCTTTTTATGCTTGAGGTTTAATGCAAGCTCTATGGTGTATTTTAGGGCTTCCCATTCACCTCTTTGCATAACAACCGGAATTAACTCTTGTTGCTTATCAATTTCAGCAAACTTCTTAGTCAAATATTCAGCCATTGCTTCTTGCTCTTTTCTGGTCTGAATTTTCTCTTTTTTCATAAAAGCTGAATTAGTTTCTTATTATCTTCAACCCAATCTAATGCATTAAACCAAGCATGAGTCCATAAATTAAGGGCTGTAGAGCCTTCATAGAAAAAGTCTGGGTATAAAGCAAAAAAAGCTTCTTCACAGTCATCAGATGGCACTTTCATATTGCCACCAAAAGGAATTTTTTCTTCAGTCATTGTCTTTTCCGATTAAATAAAAAACGATGAAAGCTGTGCCAATCATTACTATCGCTGTGAAAAGCATAGTTTCATCGTTTGACATTACATTTTCTTCTTTTTAATACCTTCAGCCCTGCGTAGGTCATGGCTGTGTAGTTTTTTGCCCACAGACTTGGGAACTTCGCCAGCTTTCTCGGCTACTTTGGCAGCTACTTTCCTAGTAACAATACGACCATTGGAAAGCTCAAACTCGTGTTTAGCGTGTTTAGCCTGTTTGCCTTCACCTTTTTTAAGCTCTTGATGACTCCAGGCTTTGCTTGGAGCAACAACAACTTTTCCAGACTTCTCTTTGATTGCTGGCACAAGCACTTTTAGCTTAGTTCCCATTATTTAATCCTCATAACCTTGGCCTTACGCAAGACCTGTTCATATTGCTCTTTAGCTGTGTCATCAAGGTTTCTTAAAGGCAAATTTTGGTAATACTTCCACTTGTCTTTGTATTCCTGCAACTCTGATGGCGGAGTCCAGCCAGCAAGCCTCCAACGAATTGTAATGTCAGTTCCTGCAGCAGTCCAAATATGTTCGTTCATGTCAACTCCTAAAAAGGAATATCAGATTCAATATCATTCAAATCAGGCGCTGTGGCTTGAGTTGCTGTTTGTGTTGGCTTGTCTTCAGGAACATTTAAATAGGCCCACAAAGCGCCTTCTTTTAGCCCTAAAAGCGGAATCATCTCTAGCTTCATCATTAAGTCACCTTTTTTGGTTTCCGTAACAATTCCAATAGTTTGATAGCGTTTTTTAGCCTCGCCATTTTTATCTGTGTATTCGGACACAGGTGCTTTTACATACCATTTAATTCCCATATTAACTTCCCTTCATCAAATTAACTTCTACTTCTACTTCACTCAAAAACTGCTTAATTTCTGTTTCCATATAAACGATAAATTCATTATCCCTTGGGACATTTACAATTAAAAGCTGGCTGCGTTCAGGCATACGAGGGTCAAAGCTGACAAAGTCGCACCACTTAGCCCCTGTGCAAGCCATCTGCGCCTGCATCTGAATAAAGTATTTTTTAGGCGGTTCTTTAGCTTTAAAGTATTCCCAATGCGTAGCAGAGTTAGGACATTTAATTTCTATTAGCCCATCGCCTACTAAACCATCAGGCGAGCAACCAAACCATTTAATTGTGGGATGGTCAATAAATGCCACTTGGTCTACAAAGTTATGCGTTGCAACTTCATAAGCAACCCTGGCTTGGGGTTCTGTTTGAGTACCCCATTCCATTGCGCTGTTGGAGTAAGATTCAGCAATAGAGCCTGTTGTGCGTTGCAAAGCTAGTTCTATAAGGTAATTCTGCCGACTTGCAGAAGGCCCAGTCTTTGTCTTTGCTAATATGTCGGCAACCCTAGAAGCAGTTACTTTTCCAGCCCTAAGCTGATGCCATTCCGGTGTTCCTTGTTGCACAGCAACCCTGTCTTCGGTTGTAAAGGTGGTCATTTCTCTTGTGCCTTTCTTAGTTGATTCCTATAACATTCAACATGAATTTCTTGTTGGGCAAGAATTAGTTGTAACTCCTTTATGGTTTCAGCCTGTTCTCTTAGCATTTTTACTGC